TTGTGGGTCTGAAGTTTGCGATGCAGGGCGTGGTTGCACTGACGCAGACTGCGATGTGGTCGTCGTTGTTGGCTGCTGGCCCGTGGATTGCGTTGGCGGCCGGTATCACGGCGGCAGCAGTGGCATCGGGGAACTACCGGACGGAAGGGCAGAAGCTCTCGCAATCAGTCGGCGCAGCTGCTCGTGGCGGCGCTGCGGCTGACATTGCGACAGCGCAGCGCAGGATCCTTGTGCTTGAGAAGCAGATCAGCGAAGCTGAGCGCCGGGCGGGTGGCGCTGGCGGCCGCGGTCGTGGTGGGCAACGCAGTGCTGCAGGCATTGGAGTGGCGAGCTTGAGGGCCGAGCTGGCCCGTCTGAAACAGGACGTGGCGGTGGGCCAGAAAGCAGCTACTGCACCGATCCCACCGGTCCCGACACCAACTCCGACCATTACTCCAAGCCCCACGCAGGCCACTAAGGCCGCGGCAGGTGCAGCCAAGAAGCAAACCGATGAGCTCGCGCGCTCCCGCGAGCAAGCCGAGCAACTCGGCCGGTCAATGTCCCGTCAAGTCATCCTCCTTGATGCTGCATCTGAGATCGAGCGCCAACGGCTACAGGTAGCGTTTGATTTTGAGGATCGCCAGCGGCAGATCAGTCAGCTGAAAGACGCAGAGCAGCGCACGAACCTAGAGATCATCAGCCAAGAGCAGCAGCGACTACAGCTGCGGGAGATTGACCGCCAGGTGCAACAGGCTGCTCTTGAGTCAGATCTGCAACGAGTCAATGCTCTCCAGCAGCTTGCAGAGAAGCAATACGAGATGAACACCGCTGTTCAGAACCAGCTTCAGCTGGCTGATGGCATCGCCAACACCTTGGGTCAAGGAATGACCTCAGCCTTTGATGGCCTGATCAGCGGAGCAGAGAACTGGGGCGAAAGCCTGCGGCAGATCGCTGCCGGTGCACTGCAGGACATCGCCAATCAGCTGATCCGCATCTTTGTGATCGAGCAGGCAATCAGCGCGATCAAGACCTTCCTCACGCCATTCAGCCCCTCTACGCCGATCGGCGCGGGCGGCGGGCAGGTGGGCCGGTATGGCACGCTCGGTCCCAACTACGGGATCCCGCAGCGTGCCAACGGTGGTCCGGTGCAGATGGGCACCCGCTACCTAGTCGGTGAGCGTGGCCCCGAGCTATTCGTGCCCGGGCGCTCCGGCACCGTCATCCCCAACACCGGCGGCACCAACGTCACCGTCAACGTCGATGCCAGCGGCACCAGCGCACAAGGCGACAGCCAACAAGCCAATCAACTCGGCCGCGTGATCGGCGCTGCAGTGCAGGCAGAATTGATCAAGCAGAAGCGGCCCGGGGGCCTGCTAGCGACCTGATGGCTACATTCGACGATGCCACCATTGGTTATCCCGTCTGCCCGGACTTCGGTGCAGAGAAGCGGTCAGCACCCAAGACACGGCGGACGCAGTTTGGCGACGGGTACGAGCAGCGCACGACCTTTGGCCTGAACCAGAACCCAAAGCAGTGGAGCCTTACATGGGTCAACCTGACCACTGCTCACGCCGATGCCTTCGAGGCATTCTTCGACGCCAGAGCGGCGGACAGCGCAGCATTCGACTGGAGCCCACCGGATGATGCCAGCACCTACAAATGGGTGTGCCCTGAATGGAACCGGCAGCTGACAGCGCCGGGCCTTGTGCGCATTGCCGCCACCTTCCGCCAGGTATTTGAGCCATGACCGTTCCGGTTTCAGCCCTGCAGGAGGTTGCACCCGGCGCAATCATCGAGCTGTTTGAGTTGCAACTCAACACGGCGCAGCATGGCACCAACGACCTCTACCGCTTCCACGCTGGCACGAGCCTGAACAATAATGGCAGCGTCTTCTGGGGCGGCAACGAGTACATCCCATTCCCGATTGAAGCTGATGGTTTTGACTACAGCGGCAACGGCCAACTGCCACGTCCGAAGATTCGCGTGAGCAACATCCTGAGCACAATCACGGCTCTGTTGCTTACCCTGCCTGACGGGCTTGAAGGCGCCAAGGTAACACGCATCCGCACGCTGGCACGTTATATCGACGCTGTTAATTTCCCCGGTGGTGTCAGTCCTTACAGCCCAGACCCTACTGCGGAGTTTCCTCGTGAGATCTACACAATCGACCGCAAAACGGTAGAAAACCGCGACGTGGTGGAGTTTGAGCTTGCTGCCGCATTTGACCTTGCTGGTGTTAGCGCACCAAAGCGGCAGTGCATCGCCAACATTTGCCAGTGGGTGTACAAGTCAACCGAGTGCGGTTACACAGGAGCATTGCCGACATGCGTCAAAACATTGACCGATTGCAAAGCGCACTTTGGCGCCACCGCTGAGTTGCCCTTTGGCAGCTTCCCTGGCATCGGAGCGTATTTCGGATGACTTGGCGTACTGCTGCTCTTGATCACGCAAAGGCGGAAGATCCGCGTGAAGCGTGTGGGCTGCTGGTAGTGATCAAAGGGCGAGAGCGGTATTGGCCTTGCCGCAACCTCAGCACCGGATCAGATCAGTTCATCCTCGATCCTGAAGACTATGCGGCTGCGGAAGACAAGGGCGAGGTTGCTGCCGTCATCCATTCGCATCCGGTGACGCCACCAGCACCAAGCCAGCCTGATTTGATGGCGTGCGAAGCCAGCGGGCTGCCGTGGTTCATCGTCAACCCCAAGACCGAAGCATGGGCAGAGTGTTGCCCGAGCGGCTACAAGGCGCCGCTGATCGGTCGGCAATGGACATGGGGCATCAGCGACTGCTGGACCCTGGCGCGTGATTGGTACGCCGAGCAGGGCCTTCATCTACGCGACTGGGAGCGCCCGCTCACGCCGGAACAGTTTGAAACGGCGCCAATGTTCGAGGATTGCTGGCGCAGCACAGGCTTTCGTGAGCTGGAGGAAGATGAGCAGATGGAAAGGGGCGACCTTCTGCTGATGAACATCAGCGGCGCTGGCTTGAACCATTGCGGCGTCTACATCGATGATGCCATGGTGCTGCATCACATCCGTGGCCGGCTCAGCAGCAGAGATCTGTACGGCGGTGGCGGCTGGCTGCAGAAATGCACCGGACGTAGGCTGCGCCATCCCAGCTTTACAATGGGCGGAGGCTAAAGGGTCGTCATGCTGCGAAAGATCAAGCTGTATGGACGCCTCGCCAAGTTTGTCGGACAGCGCGTGTTCGAGGCGGATGTTGCCAGCGCTGCTGAAGCCGTGCGTTTTCTACTGGTGAACTTCCCGCAGCTTGAGAAGCACATGGCGGATCAGCACTACCGCGTCAGTGTTGGCAAATACGCCTTAACGGTGGATGAGTTGCATAATCCTGCGGGGCAGCAGGAGATCAGAATTGTGCCTGTCTTGGCTGGTGCGGGTGGCAATGTTGGCAAGATTCTGATTGGCGCCGCATTAATTGTCGGCGCGTTTTTTACAGGTGGCGCAACCATAGGATTGCTTGGTCTTGCTAAACCTATTGCGGTGAGCACAGTGCTTGCAGGTATTGGTGTCAGCTTAGTGCTCGGGGGTGTAGCCCAACTGCTGACACCAACACCCAAAATCAACACACCTGGAACACCGCAAGACAATAACGACCCACGCAAGAGCCACAGCTTCAGTGGTATCCAACAGACAAGTAGACAAGGCGTGCCAGTCCCGATTGTTTACGGTGAAACGATCGTAGGCAGTGTTGTGATCAGCGCCGGTATTGACACAGTGCAGGTGGCAGCATGATGGATCGCATTGTTGGTGCTGGTGGCGGTGGCGGCGGCAAAGGTGGTGGCGGCCTGCAGCTGCTGGAGGGTGCCCGCACGCCAATAGTTGCTAGAGATAGCCTTGATTCAAAGCAATATGCAACTGTTCTGGACCTTGTTAGCGAAGGCGAAATCGAGGGCCTGAAGGATGGCCTCAAAAGCATCTTTCTAAACAATACACCGCTGCAGAATCCAAACGGCTCATACAACTTCCAAAACGTAACTGTTCAAACTAGGACTGGGACGCAAGCGCAGTCTTACATCCCCATTGCTGCTGATGTTGAAGACGAAAAACCAGTCGGCGTTGAGGTGCAATACCTCAGTCCTGTAACACGTCAGATCACTGATCCCAATGTTAACGCAGTGCGTGTCACTATTACAGTGCCGCAGCTGCAAACAAGCATATCAAATGGAGATCTTGAGGGGCAATCGGTTTCATTGTCTATCCAAGTTCAATATGACGGTGGCGGCTTTACAACTGTTGTCACGGACACAGTTAGCGGGAGAACGACAGACCCTTATCAGCGCGATTATCTAATTAACCTGAGCGCAGGATTTACAACTGCTGATATTCGCGTTGATCGCCTTACCGCAACCGACGCAGATAGAGTCGCAGGCTCTGGCGGGTATCTTCTTGACTCAATCAGTCGTTTCAACTGGACAAGCTACACTGAAATTATCTACGCCAAACTGCGCTATCCCAACAGTGCGTTAGTGGCGCTGCGTGTTGATGCGGAACAATTCAGTTCCATCCCACAACGCTCTTACCTGATCCGTGGCATCAAAGTACAGATCCCAAGTAATGCCACGGTTGATAGCGTCACTGGCAGGCTGATTTATAGCGGCATTTGGAACGGTACGTTTGGTGCTGCCCAATGGTGTTCTGACCCTGCTTGGATCTTGTGGGATCTGCTGATCAACAGCCGCTACGGTTTTGGCGATCACATCCAAGCCTCACAGCTCGACAAGTTTGCTTTCTACAGCGCCAGTCAGTATTGCTCTGAATTGGTGCCTGATGGCTTCGGCGGCACCGAACCGCGATTCTCCTGCAACGTCAACATTCAGACAGCAGAGGGTGCGTACAAGCTGATTAACGATATGTGTTCAGTAATGCGGGTGATGCCGTATTGGAGCACTGGTGCGCTAACCATCAGCCAAGACAAACCAGCGGATACGGCATATCTGTTCACGCTGGCAAATGTCACAGAAGAGGGCTTCAGTTATCAAGGCGCAAGCCGCAAGACACGCCCCACTGTTTGCGTTGTTAGCTACCTCGATCTCGATACCCGCGACATCGCATACGAGGCAGTTGAAGATGCCGAGGGCATCCAGAAGTATGGTGTCGTCAAAACTGAGATCAGCGCCTTCGCTTGCACAAGTCGCGGGCAGGCGTATCGCATCGGTGAGTGGCTGCTCTATTCCGAGCGCTACGAGAGCGAGATCATCAGCTTTACCGCTTCGATTGATGCTGGCGTTGTCGTGCGCCCTGGTCAGATCATTGAGGTTGCCGATCCAGTACGCGCTGGCGCTCGTCGTGGTGGCCGCATAGCCAGTGCAACAACAACTGCAATCACAGTGGATGATGCCACTGGGTTGACCGCTGCCGGCGCTGACCTGTCCGTGATCATGCCCGATGGCACGGTTGAGACTCGCGGCATCACGTCTATTGCGGGCAATGTGATCACGGTCTCTACTGCGTTCAGCGTTGCACCGAATGCAAACAGCGTTTGGATTTACCAAACAAGCAACATCCAAACATCAACCTGGCGCGTGTTGACGGTCACAGAGCAGGATGGATCGCAGTATTCCATTAGCGCTATTGCCTACAACGCCAGCAAGTATGACTACATCGAGCGCGGCACTGCGTTAGAGCAGCGTGACATCACCGACCTGAACATTATCCCTGATGCACCGACCAACCTTGCAGGCCAAGAGGTGCTGTTTGATGCCGGCGGGATTGCCAAAGCAAAGCTCCTCATTAGCTGGCAGCCAGTCTTAGGTGTTTCAACGTATCGAGTCGAGTGGCGTAAAGACAGCGACAACTGGAACATCCAAACAGTTAGCCGTCCCGATTATGAAATCATCGACACGACTGAAGGGCAGTATGAAATCAGAGTTTACAGCGTATCTCCTAATCTGCGTTCATCGACGCAACCTGCACAGCTCACCAAACAAGCCTTTGGCAAAACTGTGCCACCAGCTACGCCATCTGGGCTGAGCATCATCCCAAACAGCGAAACAA